AACGTCGGTATCGGGACGACTAGTCCTGCAGCTAAACTAAACGTAAACGGTAATGTAAAAATAGAGGGAACAAACGCGTTATTATTTGGAGGATCTGCATCTATACCGAGTTGGGCAATAAACCATAGCGGTAGTGATTTACTTATAGACGACCAAGGCGGTAACACAGGATCTGTGCTATTTAACAACTCCGAAGGTGTGGCTCTACCTAGATTAACAACAACAGAAATAAACGCTATATCATCACCCGCGCAAGGATTAATGACATATAATACAACTTTAAATACTATTTGCTTCTACAATGGAAGTAGCTGGCAAAAAGTTAGTCACACAAATATGTAATAAATAAATAAATAAATAAACAAATTATGGTAACTTACGATTGGAATTGCAAAACAGTGGATTGCTACCCAGAACAAAATAGCGAAGCAGATGTAGTATACAATGTGCACTGGATTGTAACAGGTACTTCAGAAGACTCCGAGGGTAAAAGCTACTCAGCTACAAACATTGGAACACAAACTCTAGACACAAGTCAGATAACAAACTTTATACCGTTTGATCAATTAACAAACGACGAAGTAGTTGCCTGGACTAAAGGAGCGATGGGTGAAGAGCAAGTTGCTAGTATTGAATCAAGCATACAAAGTCAGATAGACAATTTGATTACACCTACAAGTGTTACATTGACTATCGGAGAGCCTGTACCACCTGCTGAGTAATTAGTAGGTAAAAACCCAACAAAACAAGTAATAATACAATTACTAGTTATATTACAATCAAATAAAATTTAATTAAATAAACTATGGATGCAATAGTTAAAAATCTAAACTTCGGAGAGAAGGCTAGAAAAAACGTCTATAAAGGTATAGACAAGTTAACAAAAGCTGTTAGCTCTACGTTAGGAGCTAGCGGTAAATGCGTGATGCTAGAAGATCACACGGGTAAACCAATAATAACAAAAGACGGTGTCACTGTGGCAGAGTCAGTTATATTAAGAGATCCAGTTGAAAACATGGGAGCTACGCTTTTAAAAGAAGCAGCTCGTAAAACCGTAAAAGAAGCTGGTGATGGTACAACTACAGCTACAGTACTTGCTCATGCAATACTTACTGAAGCTTATGAAGTTCTAGATAAAACAAATACTAGAGATTTAAAAGAAGGTATTGATAAGTCTGTTGAGGCTGTTGTTGATTACTTGAAAGAAAACTCTGTAGAAGTAACTGATGACATGCTAGATCAAGTAGCTACTATATCGACCAATAATGACCCTGAATTAGGTAAAATAATTGGTGATGCTTTTAGGTTAGTTGATTTAACAGGTGTGGTGGTCATGGAACCAACAGAGGACAATGAAACTTCAGTTGAACTAGTTGAAGGTGTAGAGTATGACAAAGGACTTGTAAACTCACACTTTGTTACAAGTAAAACAAAGAGAGCTGCAGAGCTTGACAATGCTTTAGTACTAATAGTAGAATCACCAGTTGAGTCTATAAGAAAAATACAAAGTGTTTTAGAGTATGTAATAAAAAACAACAAGTCTTTACTTATAATAGCTGACTGCGAGCAAAGCGTTGTTTCTGCTTTAGCTATGAACAAGGTTAAAGGGAATATAAAAGTAAATATTATCAATGCTCCTACGTACGGTGTAAGTAAAAAAGATACACTAAATGACTTAGCTCTTCTAACAGGCGCTACAGTGATAAATGAGGATCTTGGAGATGATATGGACCTTATACAACCAGAATATCTAGGGAGTTGCTTAAAGAGCATTACAACAGATCTAGAGACTATAATACAAGTCGAGGATAATAATCCAGATGTAGAAAAATTAGTTAAGGACCTAAGAGATCAAATAGAAACTACTAAGAATCCTAACGAAGTTATAAGACTTGAGAGAAGATTAGGTAGGATATCTGCTAAAGTAGCTATAGTAAAAGTTGGTGCAAACTCTGAAATAGAATTAAAAGAAAAACAAGACAGAGTTGAAGACGCTATCTGTGCTACTAAAGCCGCAATAAAAGAAGGTATTGTATCTGGTGGTGGTATTGCACTACTAAATGCATCAAATAAAATAAAAGCAAAGACCGTAGGAGAGCAGGTGTTGTTGAAAGCTATAAAAGCACCGTTTAATACAATACTAAGTAACGCTGGTATTGAAGAATATAAAAAGCCTAAGAAAGAAGGTGAAGGCTTAGATGTTGTTACGGGTAAAACAGTTAATATGATAGGTTCTGGTATTATAGATCCTTTGCTAGTAACTAAGAGCGCTTTAAGAAACGCAGCGTCTGTAGCATCAACAATATTATCTACTGATTGTGTAATTAATAATTTAAGGATTGATGATAGCAATAGGTAGGAATTTAATAATAAACAAACATAAAGTAGGTACCGCTAAAACAAAAGGTGGTTTACTGCTTGCTGAATCTCAAAGAGAGGATATACGATATATACAGGCTGACGTTGTGAGTGTTGGTAACGAGGTTGAAGGTGTTAAAGCTGGAGATCAAATATACTACGATAAACACGCTGGACACGGTATAGAGCATAATGGTGAAAAATATCATATTATAAGATTTCAAGATGTAGTTGTTGTTTTATGAAAAGGCTAGAAGCAAGGGACATAAAAGATATGAACTTGTTGAAACACTATCGAATAATAAGACGGTGGGCTTGCAGGAACAACAACCTTAATGATGCTGATTTAGAGCTATTAATATATCTTGATTGTATGGACCTATTTTCAAAGCACGACTTTGAAATGGGTGTATACTCTTATAGTTGGGATAACAGGCGTTGGAACAGGCTTTTGAAAGAAGGCTGGATAACAGTTTGGCGCCATAGAAACAGGAAGGATATAAAATATAGTATATACAAAGTATCTTTCAAGTGTAAGCAACTTATAAATAGAATATACAAAGTAATGCTAGGTGAAGAAGATATACCTGTTGGTAAATCAAATAGCATTATAACAGGGGAAACTTACACTGACAAGGTGTTAAGAACATCAATAAGAAACATTAATAGAGATAAAAATAGATAATATGTACACACCATTAGACAAAAAACTAATTGGAGATCAAAACAAACTTCCTGAAGCTTTAAAAGCAAAGATTGAAGCAGCTCCAGAAAGCCCAGCTCAAATGGGTTACGATACACCAGCGAAGCAGGTCGTAATCGACCCAATGACAGGTATGCCCATGCAACAAAGTGAAATTACAAATGTACCGCCTCAACAATATAATACAATGGGTAATGCTAAACCAGTTTTTTCAGAACAAGCGCAGTTATTTTCTGAAAAAATAAACGGTGGAATCCAGGATAGACAAAATTCAGTTTTTGCTACACCTATGTTTAAGAAGAACTGTAATAAAAAATACTAATATGAAAGACATTAAACAATTAAAAGTAGATTTAGCCGGTCAAGTAGGTGAAAACGCTATATGGGATGGACCTCTAAGTAAAGAAGGTTTTCCAATGGGTAAAGGATCTAGTTCAGGTTCTCAAGGTATGGAGGTTAGTAAAGCCGACTGTGGATGTGACTCTGTAAAAGGACCTATTACTTCAAGAGCTAAAGCGTATTAATGAAGTTTAAGTACTTTACTTACGATGAGTTTGATTGCCCAAGCCTAAAAGGTAGTGGTAAAAAAGTGAGTGATGAACTAATAAATATGCTAGATATTGTTCGTAAAAAATACGGTAAATCAATAACTATAAATTCAGGCTATAGAACACCTGAGCGTAATAAAGAGGTAGGTGGTAAACCTGGTTCATCTCATTTAAAGGGCTTAGCTGTTGATATTGCGTGTAAAAACTCTATTGATAGATTTAAACTAACTAGTATATTAATTGAGGTTGGTTTCAAGAGAATAGGTATGGGTTCAACATTTATACATGTAGATATAGATAAAGATAAATCACAAAACGTCCTTTGGACATATTAATATGGGATCACCTCTAAATATAAAAGAAAAGTCTTACGAAAAGCAGAATAGAAAGATGCGTTCGAAATACAAGTCTGAAACTGGAAAAAGCTTGGGTAAAAGACTAACCAAGGGTACAAGCTCAAGAAGAGTATCTTTTGCCTGTAGATTTGCTGGCATGGCCGGAGCTATGAAAGACTCTAAAGGTGAACCAACTAAAAAAGCAATGGCTTTAAAAAAATGGGGATTTGGCAGCGTAGGAGCAGCTAAAAACTTTTGTCAAAAAAATAAATCTAAAAAATAACAATAATGAAAAAAGGTGTAAAATTCGACTACAAACAGGCGTACAACAAAAACTTAAAACCTAGTGCTAGACTACATTACTTAGAAAACGCTAGACATGATCAAGACAGTCCAGCTAAAAAATATGGATCTCCAATGAAAATGGGTTCTCACTCTATACATAAGCATATGGGTGGAAGTGCTTTTCATATGAATACTGAACCAAGTAATAGCAAAGAAAAAGCGTCTACAGAAAAGAGAGACTTAATGAAATATAATCCAGTTGATGACAAGGCTGCTAGTATTAAGTCTGTAGAAGTTTCATCTCCTAAAGTTGAATTGTCTTCAGCTAAGCCAACTAAAAAAGAAGCACCTAAATCTAAAAGCGTACAAAGAAAAGCAGATAGAGTTGAAAAAACCAGAGAAAAAGGTAAACAAGCACTAGAAGATGGTAACACTTCAAAAGCTATGAGATTAAAGCGTAGAGAGAGAAGGCTTAAAAGAAGAATAGCTAAAAAATCTAAAAAATAAAACAGATAGGACTGTATAAACCTAAAAAATAATATAAACGACAAAAAACTCAAAAAATTATGTCACAAAGATTAAAAATTAATTATGAGCAATACGGAAGCAAAAAGACAGCCGTGTTTAACGCAGACGATATTTTTCGTGCTGTTTTTATTCCAGATGGAATGGGAGATGATAAAGTGTATTTGTACACGTCAACTGGCTCTTATTTCATCGTACAAAGTGTAGGTTCAGATTTCGGTGTTAGTGCAATAGCTATAGAAAAAGCTATTAACGACGCTTTAACATCAAACCCAGGAGGTAGAGTTGTTGAAATCACACCAGCTGGTATGGAAGGTGTTTTAGATACGATCACAAACCCAAGTTAGAAATGGTAGACACAGTTAGCAAGGGGTTAAACATCCCTTGCAGTTGTGCTGCTAGAAAAGAAACATTAAACAAGATATTACCTTATAAAAAATAATATATGGCATTTAAACTGGACAACCCACCTTATTCAAGTGATAATACACCTATATATAGGGTTGATATGGAGAATGGTGTTCTAGGTAAAGCCAATAATAACGGTACCATAATACTAAACAATAATCTAAATGCTAATCAAGAACGAGACGTTATAGACCACGAAATGGTACATATAGATCAAATGAGACGTGGTGACTTAGACTATGACAATAATTACGTATACTGGAAAGGTAAAAAATATTCAAGAGCACAGATGAGCGAAGGTTCTCCAAATTTAGCCTGGGAAAAAGAGGCGTATAATAAAACAAAGAAAAAATAAATAAATTATGGCTTACAAACAATCACCAGGTAGAATGAATATGCCTAAAACTGGACAAGGAATACCAAGTGTATTAACTATGCCAAACCTAGATCCAAAAGAACCAAAACCAAGTAATGTAAAATACGGTGCTTTAGAGAAGACCTCTAGCACGAACGCTAGCGGTAGAACTACAGTTACTGTAACTCAACCTTTTTCGTCAAATGGTAAAAAAACTAGCAAAAGTTATAAAGAGTTTGCAAAAGAAGGTGGAGACGTAGCAGCGGCAAAAAAGTTTAATGCTGGTAAATCAGGCTCTAGAACAACAACTTATTCGTATGGTGGAAACAAGCCAGCGGGTATAAAGCCAGTTTCAACAAGCACGCCTAAACCTAAAATTGACTTAAGCAAAAAACCATCTATTGCTAAAGATTACGGTAGTTTTACATTTGGATCAAATATGCATAATATGAATTTTGGTGGGCACAGTACATACGGGAGAACAGCAGCTGGCGAAACACCTAAGTTTAGTCAGTCGTATACGGAATCTCCAAAAAATCCGATGTCAGGTAAGCCTAATATAGCTACGTCTAGAAAGATCACAGCGAGAGAGAATCAACTTATGAAATCAAATTTTTACAAAGGAGCTAATCCATACAATATTGGAGAAAAGAAGTTCGAGCAGCATTTACAAAACATCGAAACATTTGAAAAAAGAAAAAACGATAAAAAGTTCGCTAGACAAGAATTAATTAAGTCAAGAAAAAAAGCTAGAAAATAGTGAAAAAAATATTAGAATTTTTCAGCACTAAAGTTTTCAAACAAGTTGGTGATGTGGTTGATAACCTATTCACTAGCGAAGAAGAAAGACTCAATGCTAGAAATGAAATATTTAAAGTACTACAAGATGCTCAGTTAGAGTTGCAAAAAATGCAGACTGAGATTATTGTAGCTGAAGCTAGCGGTAATTGGCTACAGAGAAGCTGGAGACCAATACTAATGCTTTCATTTGGTTTTGTAATAATATATACTAAGTTCATATCACAGTTATCTGTACATTTAGTAACACCTACATTAGAGCCTCAATTCTGGAGTTTACTAGAAATAGGTATTGGAGGTTATGTAATAGGTAGAAGTGGTGAAAAAATCGTGGACAAGCTAGGGCCACTATTCAATAAAAATAAATAAAAAATAAATAATGGGACAATACGCAAATCAACCAGATTTCGCTACATCAGCTGAGACTGTAGTAGTTGGTACAACAAATGTAGAGAGCAGTGCGCTTTATATTGGAACAGGTGGTGACATAGAAGTAACTGCAATAGGTAGTTCTTCTTCAGTGGTGTTTAAAAACATACCTGATGGATCTTTCCTACCTGTCATAGTTAGCTCTATCACAGCAGGTGTAAACACTACTGTATCGGACATTGTAGCTATAAAATAATATGGGACTTGGTCTAGGACTAGGCGTATGGTGGCCTACACAATCTTCACTTATACCAGGCTTGATAAAAACTTTATGTGTAAGATCCACATATTGTGAAAACAAGACCTGCACCACAGCTATACTTCAAAAACTAGAAAACTGTAAATCATAATGAGTAACTTACTGAAAGACGCCTCAATACTTTTAACCCCTACCGCATACGACAATGGTAGCATGCATGCTATTAAGCCAGAAAATGGAGATGGAGATTTTGACTTTCAAAGAAATTCTGCTGCGACCCGAGTTAATGCACAAGGTTTAGTAGAGAATGTACAGATAATCAGTCCAGAGTTAGTTTCAAATGGTAACTTTTCAGAGATAGGTGCAGAAGAAGTTTTAAATGGAAACTTTTCACAAGAAGGAAGTGAGTTAGTTACAAATGGTGATTTTGCTACAGATAGTGATTGGATTAGTTCTGATATTAATGGATTTAGTATAAGTGGCGGTAAATTAAATTTATTAGATGTTGCATACGCAAAATCGGTTCTTCAAACTAATGTCGCAACGGTAGGAAAAACATATAAAGTTACTCTTGAAATAAGTGATTATGTAAAAGGTTCAGTTAGAATTATTTTAGGTGGTTCTGTTACATCAACACAATCCTCTAATGGTGTTTTTACATTTTATGTAACTGCTTTAGCAGATGCAAATATTGGTATTCAGACTTTAGGTGGAGGTGGTACAACCCTATCAATAGACAACGTTTCAGTTAAAGAAGTAGGACAAGATTGGAATTTAGGTGGAGATTGGACTATTGGTGAAAATAAAATTATTCACCCTGCAGGCTCTAGCCCTGAATATTCTACTCAAGATAATGTATTAACTATTGGAAAAGATTATACTTATTCTGTAGAATTGCTTACAGGAAATGGTACAAATTTCGCTCAATTATACGTAGCGGGTGTTGGAGCAATTGCTGCCTTTACTAATGGGGCTGGAGTTTATACAGGTTCTTTTACCGCACAAGGTACAAATATTCGAATTAGAGCACTTGGTGCTGATATAGATGTTGAAGTAACAAACATATCAATTAAAGAAGTTGGGCAAGATTGGACGTTTGGTACTGGTTGGAGTGTAGACCAAGCTAATAGTAAGGCTGACGCAACAGATGCTGCATTTAACTCACAACTTGCTAACAGTGCTGCTATTGGAGCAAGTAAAAAATATAAAATATCTTTTGATGTTTCAAACTATGTAAAAGGAAATGTTATTGTTAAAATTGGTAACACCTCAAGCGCAACGGTTTCAAGTAATGGGAGTTTTACATTTACTTTAACTTCAGCAAATACATCTTCTTTTCAAATTGCAACTTGGGCTGGTAGTGGAACTACTTTATCTGTAACAAACGTATCAATTAAAGAAATAACAGACGATACAAACATACCAAGAATAAACTACGAGGGTTTCAGTTATCAAGATGTTTTAGGAAGTGAGGAAATTGTAAATGGTGATTTTGAAAATGGAAGTGCTAATTGGAGTTTGTCTGATTCAACTGTTTTGAATGGAAAATTAAATATATCAACTACATCTATAAACAATACTGCTCAACAGTCAATAACAAATCTCATCATAGGAGCGAGTTATAAAATAGAGTACAATATAAATAGTATTTTAACTGGTGGACTTGTTGTATATGAATCATCACATAGTAGACCAGCTTATGAAACAAGTGCTGGTGTATATTCAAACACATTTATTGCAACTGCAGCAACTCAAACAATAAATGTCAGAACATCTGGAGCAACAACTGCAACAATAGACAACGTATCTGTAAAAGAATATCTTGGTCAAGAAGTAGTACCAGATAGTGGTTGTGGAAGTTGGTTATTAGAGCCACAGAGTACGAATTTGTTGCCTTATAGTGAGGATTTTAGTCAATGGACTAGTTACATAACAACTCCAACATTAAATTCAGCAACTTCTCCAAGTGGTGATGTAAATTCAGCTAAATTAACATCTACTGGAGTTTATGGAAGTTTTAGTTTAAATATTTCTAAATCTAGCTCTGCTTTAAACTACACTCAGAGTGTTTTTGTTAAGGCAATTAATTATACTGTTGTGAATCTTATTTCTTATGGCTCATCAAGTGCTAATAGAGCTCAAGTATCTTTTGATTTGTCAGATGGTAGTGTATCCTCAGCAGCCTCTGTTAATGGTGCTTATTCTAATCCATCTGAATCTATTGAAGATTATGGTAATGGTTGGTATAGAATTTCTCTATCATTTACCTCTGATGCTTCTGTTGAAGTAAGACCACATATTCAATTTCCAGTTCAAATGACTAATGATGATTATGTTTTACTATGGGGAGCGCAACTAGAAAACCAATCTTATAGCACCTCCTACATACCAACTAACGGAGCAACAAACACTAGGCTACAAGATATTGCAAACAATAGTGGTAACTCTAGTTTAATAAATAGTACAGAGGGTGTATTTTATGCTGAAATAAAAAGGGATACATCTGCTAATACATTTCATTTAATTTCATTAAACAACGCATCCTCTAATAGTGATGCAAATTCTGTTGCTATTGGAGTTAATGGTTCTGATTTATTTTATGTGAGAGTAAAAAGTCCAAATGGTTCTTATACAAATCAAGGCATACCAATGTCTATTGGTGATTTTCATAAAGTAGCAATAAGATATGAGCAAGGAAATATAGGGTTATTTATAGATGGCACGAAAGAAGGTACTTTTACTGGTGCTTGGTTGTTTACACTGCCATTAGATAATTTATCCTTTGATTACAACGGAAATGGGTCTTTAAAATTCTTTGGAAAAACCAAAGCACTAGCAGTTTACAAAGAAGCATTAACAGATGCAAATCTAAGATGCCTTACATATCCAAATCCAGTTGCAACAACATTTGATTTAGACTTTGATACTATTGCAGAGCAGTTTACTTTTACTAGAGGCTCAGAAGCTACGTTTGTAAATGAACAAGGGTTAATTGAAAGTACAAATCAAATAGGTCCAGAATTGGTGACTAATGGAGATTTTGCTACAGATAGTAATTGGACTAAGGGTACTGGATGGACTATTAGTGGAGGCAGTGCAAACTATGATGGTGTAAATGCATATCAATTATTAAGACAAGGAACTGCAAATGGTGTCGTGGGAAAAACTTATCTTGTAAAATATGATGTTATTAATAATAGTGGAGTTGGTGGCATATATGCTAAATTTGGAGGTGTTAATTTAAGCGGCTATAATCAAAATAATGGAAGTTTCGAGTTTTATGCTACAGCAGTCTCAACAGATTATATAAGATTTACACCACAATTAAATTTTACTGGCTCAATAGACAACGTATCTGTAAAAGAAGTAATATCTGCAACTAACACACCAAGAATAGATTACTCAACTGGTGCAGAGGCATTCTTGTTAGAGCCGCAGAGTACGAATTTGGTAACAGATAGTCAAAACTATAACAGCACTTATTGGAGTAAGCAAAGTGGTGTTTTATCAGATGGAGGTGTTGGTTTATTTTATTTAAGCCCAACTTCTAATGTTATTAAGTATGAGGTAACACAAACTCAATACAATCAAATGTATTACAAGTTGCCATCAGGTGTAACAATAGGAAACACATATACGCAACAAGGATATGTAAAATGTGACGATGCACCTTATATACATTTTCAAATACACGCATTAAGTGGTAGCGCTTATATTGTTTGGGATAACGTAAATAATACAGTTATATCCGCAGACCCATCTATTGATAGCTATAATATTAAATCCTTAAGCGATGGTTGGGTAAAGGCTGAAATAACTTTTACCGCAGCAGTCTCAAGTATATATGCTTCATTAAAAACTTATTTTTCAACAAGCTCAACATCAAATTGGGCGGGTGTTTCGGTTGGAACAATAGCTTATCAAACTTTTGTTCAAGTAGAAAACCTACCCTACGCAACTTCATACATCCCAACATCGGGAGCATCAGCTACACGTAATCAAGAATTATGTAACAATGCAACACCAGTTATTAATAGCGAGGAAGGAACATTGTATGCTGAGATAGCAGCTTTGGCAAATGATAGTACTTTTAGAATGATAAATATTTCAGACGGAACACTTGACAATAGAGTAGAAATAAGCTATTCAAATACAGATAATTTGATGAGAGTTATTTGTTATGTAAATGGTGTAACAGTAGCAACTAAAAGTAATATATCGGCAAATATTTTAAATTTTAATAAAATAGCCTTTAGTTATAAAGAAAATGATTTTAAAGCATATCTAAACGGAGTAAATGTTTTTACAGATACAAGTGGTGCAATTTACCCACCTAATACACTTAATAGAGTTGATTTTGGTATACCATCAGTAAGTGGTTTTGATTTCTTCGGTAACACTAAAGGTTTAAAATATTATCCAAAAGCATTAGCAGACGTACAATTAGAAGATTTAACAACAATATAATTATGAATATTTATAAAACAGTATTTGATACAGAACAACAAGGTAAAGACGTTTTAATACAAAAAGACGTTTGGCAAGAAGTAACAGAAGAAGGTGTTACATCAATGCGGTATATCAACGGAACAAAAGCAGTTGTTTATATTGGCAAGGTGGTAAAAACACCTGGTACTTATGACCCAGATGGAAAGGAAATAACACCTCCAATTTATTACGATGGTGTTGCTTATGATATTATGAGTACAGATGACTTAGACTTCGGAAGTAATGAAGTTTACCCAGGAGATGCTTCAGCACATCAATTCTATGGATTTCCAAGAAACGCAGAAGTTCAACCACCTATTGAAGAAGAAGAAGTAATTTCAGAATAAATAGTGTAACTATATATAAAAAATAACCAATCAAATTAAATAAAATGGGAAAATTAACAGATGAACAATTAAAATCAGTAAAAGAATCACAAGGAAAGATCAACAACATATTAGTTGAAATAGGTTTCTTAGAGTCTAAAAAAGCTGAATACTTAGGTATGCATTTTGAAGCTGCAAAAGCTCTAGAGGAAATTAAGTCAGAGCTAAAAGAGCAGTATGGTGATATCACTGTAAACCTAATTGATGGGTCTTTTGAGAAGGTAGAGGCTAAGGAAACAAAAACTCTTCAAGTAGCTGAATAGTGAGTTCTATTATAAGAAAAATAAGTATAGGTTCAGACTATAAGAACGATGCAATGCATTACTCTGTAGGTCAAGAAGTATATGGCGGTCACAAGATAGCTTATATACTGCTGAGCGAAGAAGATAACTCTTATAATATACACATCAAAAAAAACAATGAGGTAATGCCGTGGAAGAAGTTTAATTCTAATATGGCAATATCCATTGAATACGATCTTCAGTATTAATGAGAAGTGTATATGACTTTATTGTAGAGCCAATAGGAGAGAGATACGACAACGAGTTAAAAATAGGTGATAAGAAATTAGTTTTAAATTCTAAAATAGAAAGTCACAAGTTTATAAATAATAAAGCTAGAGTGATATCTGTGCCAATAGCCTTCAAAACCCCCATAAAAATAGGTGATGAGGTTATTATTCACCACAATGTATTTAGAAGATACTATAACCAAAAAGGTAAAGAGGTAAATAGTAGTAAATACTTTAAAGATAATAAATATTTTTGTCAATTAGATCAAATATATTTGTATGGCAAAGATAACTCGTGGAAACCTTTTAATAATAGATGCTTTGTAGCGCCTGTACTTAATAAGGATGAGTTAGAGCTAAAGAAAGATAAAAACCATATTGGAATACTAAAGTATGGTAATAGTTCCTTAGAAGCTCTTAAAATAAACGAAGGAGATGTTATAGGCTTTACACCTAACAGCGAATTCGAATTTGTCGTTAACGATGAATTATTATATTGTATGAAATCAAAAGATATTGTAATTAAATATGAGCACGAAAAAAACCAAGCTCAGTATAATCCAAGCTGGGCAAAGAGCAGTTGAGGAGTTAATAAAAGTAGCTAAAGAACCTATAGTAGATTCAGGTGATGATATAACTGCTGATAGATTAAAGAACGCTGCAGCTACAAAGAAGCTAGCAATATTTGACGCTTTTGAAATACTAACACGTATAGAAGAAGAGAAAAGTATGATAAATGATACTGACAATGCTAAAGAAAAACCTTTTAGAGGTTTTGCAGAAGGGAGATCTAAATGATTTACGAGCAGACATTAGTAAAAACGCTAGACGATTATATTAAGCCATCAGTTGTAAAAAAGAATAACAGACATAAAAAGTGGAGTTATGGTTACAACGCTGATCACGATATAGTTATAATAAGTAAAGACGGTACTTTAGGTGAAGTAGTACAAATACAAAACCTAGTTATAGGTTTGCCATCTGAGCCTGAAAAAGTTTACAAGCGTTCAAACAAGAGAGCAGAGCAGAAATGGGAAAAGTTAAATTATCCTAAAGAGCTATTAAAAATAAAAAGCGTGTTTGACTGGGAGAAATATCCTAACGCATTTAAAGAAAAATGGTATGACTATATTGATGAAGAGTTTAAAAGACGTGAAGAAGGTTTTTGGTTCAAAAATAATGGTGTTGCTAATTATATTACTGGCACTCACTATATGTTCTTGCAGTGGTCCAAGATTGATGTTGGGGCAGCAGACTATAGAGAATCAAACAGATTATTCTTCATATTCTGGGAAGCTTGTAAATCAGATGTACGTTGCTACGGAATGTGCTATCTTAAGAACAGACGGTCAGGGTTTTCTTTCATGGCATCAAGCGAAGCGGTTAATCTCGCTACAATATCCACAGACTCAAGGTTCGGAATTTTATCAAAATCTGGTCAGGATGCGAAAAAAATGTTTACTGATAAAGTGGTACCCATCTCAGTTAATTATCCCTTCTTCTTCAAACCAATCCAGGACGGTATGGACAGGCCGAAGACGGAGCTCGCCTATAGAGTCCCAGCCTCGAAACTTACCCGTAAGAAACTCGACGAAGGTATTGCTTCCGAGGAGAGGCAAGGTCTTGATACCACGATCGACTGGAAGAACACCGGGGACAACTCGTACGATGGGGAAAAACTAAAGATATTAGTACACGATGAAAGTGGTAAATGGGAAAGACCTGACAATATATTAAATAACTGGAGGGTTACAAAAACATGTTTACGACTAGGTAAAAGAATTGTAGGTAAGTGTATGATGGGTTCAACATCAAATGCTTTAGATAAAGGTGGTGCTAATTTTAAAAAATTATATTATGCTTCAGACGTCAGGGAGAGAAACCGCAACGGACAGACTAGCTCAGGACTATATTCTTTGTTCATACCTATGGAATGGAATTACGAAGGATTCATCGATGCTTATGGAATACCTGTATTCGATACGCCAAGTGAAAAGATTAAAGATCCAACCGGTGAATTAATACCCACAGGAGTAATAGAGCATTGGGAAAATGAAGTTGATGGTTTAAAAAACGATCAAGATGGTTTAAACGAATATTATAGACAGTTTCCAAGAACTGAGAAACATGCTTTTAGAGACGAAGCTAAATTATCTTTATATAATCTAACTAAGATATACGAGCAAATAGATTACAATGAAGAGGTTAGAAATAAAAGTTTAGTTACAAGAGGTAGTTTTCAGTGGAGAGGTGATGTTAAAGATACTGTCGTTGAATTTAGACCAAACAGTAATGGTAGGTTTTATGTGTCTTGGGTTCCATCAATGAACTTGCAAAACAACGTTATTGTTAAAAATGGCCTTAAGTATCCAGGTAATGAGCATATTGGTGCTTTTGGATGTGATAGTTATGATATATCGGGTACAGTAGATAAAAGAGGATCTAACGGAGCTTTACATGGTTTAACTAAATTTAATATGGACAACGCTCCATCTAATATGTTTTTCCTTGAATATATAGCTAGACCTCAGACAGCTGAGATATTCTTTGAAGATGTACTAATGGCTTTACATTTCTATGGTATGCCTATATTAGCAGAGAATAATAAACCTAGGTTATTATATTATTTAAAAAGAAGAGGTTATAGAAACTTCTCTATAAATAGACCTGATAAAGCATACAATAAATTGTCAGTGACTGAAAAAGAAATAGGTGGTATACCAAACTCTAGTGAGGATATTAAACAAGCTCACGCGGCTTCTATTGAAACATATATAGAAGATTACGTTGGTTACACTGGTGAAGGGTATGGGCAAATGTATTTTCAAAGAACACTAGAAGACTGGGCAAGATTTAATATAAATAATAGAACAAAGCATGATGCTACGATAAGTTCTGGACTTGCTGCTATGGCTTGTAATAAAAATAAGTATTCGCCAGTATACAAAACACAAAGGAAAAAAGTGCAATTATCTTTTAACCGATATGACAACAACGGAAGTATTTCAAAAATAATAAAATAAATGATTTATACTAATACGAACAGTTCTTTCCCCAGTCAGGTAGTACCAGACGCAGAAAAGCAAACCTTAGAATATGGTTATGCTGTAGGTAGAGCTATTGAAAACGAATGGTTTAAGGGTGATAGAGGGACTAACATTGGTGGTAGATTTGCTGGTAATTGGCAGTATTTCCATAAGTTAAGATTATACGCTAGAGGAGAACAATCTGTTCAAAAATACAAAGATGAGTTATCTATAAACGGTGACTTAAGCTACTTAAACCTAGACTGGAAACCTGTAGCTGTTCTATCTAAGTTTGTTGATATTGTTGTCAACGGTATGACAGATAAAGGTTACGAAATAAAATCATTTGCATCAGATCCTTTCGCTGTAAAAGAAAGAACACAACATGCCACTGATTTAGCTGAAGATGCTTTTTCTCAGGATTTAATACAAGAAGCTCAGCAGAATTTTGGTATAGATTTAAGTAGGACTAATACACCTAAAGATCAATTACCTAAAAGTAAAGAAGAACTAGAGTTGCACATGCAGCTAACATATAAGCAAGCTATAGAAATAGCAGAAGAAGAGCTTATAAACAATGTATTAGATTACAACAAGTACGAAGAAGTTAAGAAAAGAGTAGCTTACGATTTAGTTGTGTTAGGTATAGGTGCTAGTAAAACTGACTTTAACCTAGCTAATGGAGTTACTGTTGACTATGTAGATCCAGTTAATTTAGTACACTCTTACACAGAAGATCCAAACTTCGAAGATATATACTATGTAGGAGAGGTTAAGAGCGTACCGTTAGAGGAGGTTAAAAAACAATTCCCAGACTTAACAGACGAAGATCTTATAGAGATACAGCGCTACCCTGGTGATTCAACTAGGACTAGAAACTTTAATGGACAGGACAGTAATAATGATAATGTTCAGGTTTTATACTTCGAGTATAAGACTTATAGTAATCAAGTATTTAAGATAAAGCAAACTGATCAAGGCTTAGAAAAAGCTTTAGAGAAAGACGACACATTTGACCCGCCTGAGAGTGATAACTTTAACAGAGTTAGTAGATCAATAGAGGTATTATACAGTGGTGCTAAAATATTAGGTTACGAAAAAATGCTTAAATGGGAACTAGCAGAGAATATGACTAGACCTTTCAGTGATCAGACTAAAGTTAATATGAACTACACTATATCTGCTCCTAGAATGTACAAAGGTAGAGTTGAGAGTATAGTTAGTAAGACTATTGGTTTTGCTGATATGATACAGCTAACACACTTAAAGATACAACAAGTATTAGCACGTATGGTACCTGATGGTGTATTTGTAGACGTTGACGGATTAGCTGAGGTTGATCTTGGGAATGGAACAAATTACAATCCGCAAGAGGCTCTCAATATGTACTTCCAAACTGGTAGTATAGTTGGTAGATCATTAACACAAGATGGTGATCCTAACAGAGCTAAAGTACCTATACAAGAATTACAAACATCGTCAGGTATGAGCAAAATACAAGCGCTTATACAAACTTATCAGTATTATTTACAGATGATAAGAGACGTGACAGGACTTAATGAGGCTAGGGATGGTAGTCAACCAGCAAAGGATTCTTTAGTTGGTTTACAAAAACTAGCTGCAGCTGCTTCAAATACAGCTACTAAACATATATTACAGTCCTTAATGTATATAACTGTAAGAGTGTGTGAGAATATAAGTTTAAGAGCGGCTGATATGTTGAACTTCCCATTAACTAAAAACGCTTTAATGAATTCTATAAGTAGCTTTAATGTTAATACGTTAGAGCAAGTGGAGAAATTAAACATGCACGAGTTTGGTATATTCTTAGATTTAGAACCTGATGAAGAGGAAAAGCAGATACTGGAAAGAAATATACAAATAGCATTACAGTCTGGAGGTATTGATCTTGAGGACGTTATAGACTTAAGGCAGATATCTAATATTAAGTTAGCTAACCAAATGCTTAAAATAAAGCGTAAGCAAAAGATGGAGGCTGATAGAAAAGCTCAAATGGAGAATATACAGGCTCAAGCCCAAGCAAATGCTCAGGGCGCTGAAAAAGCTGCTATGGCTGAGGTTCAAAAGCAACAAGCATTAGCTCAGACGACTCTTCAGATAGAACAAGGTAAATCTCAATTCGAGATGCAACGCATGCAAGCTGAGGCTCAAATTAAAAAAGAGCTTATGGCTGAAGAATTTAATTACAATATTCAGTTAGCTAAAGCAAGGGCTGATGCTGAAAAAGGAAAAGAAAAAGATATAGAAGATCGTAAAGACGAAAGAACTAGAATACAAGCTACACAACAATCAGAGCTTATAGCACAACGTCAGAACGATGAATTACCTAAGAATTTTGAGTCTTCAGGTTTTGACTCGCTAGGTGGTTTCGGATTAGAACAGTTCGACCCTAGATAAAAAAACTTTATTAATTTTATATTATTATATTATGTCAGAACAAACAGTAAAACAAGAGGGTGAATTTAAAATAAAAAAAAGAAAGACACCTAAGAAATTAGCTACACCAGAGAACAATGTTACTAAGGTTAGCATGAAAGAACCTTTGATTGAGACAGAGCCAGAGGTTACAAAAGTAGTAATAAAAAAAGAAACTGATGCCATTCAAACACAAGCGACAGATGATAGCGATGTTATTGTCAAAAAACCCGAAAACAGTTCAAACGGCGAAGCAGTGGTTAAAGAAATACGGGAGTCCGAAGAAGAAGTAGATTCACCAATACAATTAGTAAGTGAAGATGATAACGAAGGGGCTGATAAAGTAACCACTGAATACAAAGAAGCTATAAGAGATGAAAAAGTATTAGGCAAGCCTTTACCTGAAAATATCGAAAAACTAGTTTCTTTTATGGAGGAAACTGGTGGTAACATAAGTGATTACGTTAGGCTTAACGCTGATTACTCTAGTGTAGATAACGAAACATTATTAAAAGAATATTATAAAAAAACGAAACCTTATTTAGAAGGTGACGATATAAGTCTAATGTTAGAAGATTTTTCATATGATGAAGATATTGACGAGCAAAGAGACATACGCAAGAAGAAACTTGCATTTAAAGAAGAAGTTGCAAAAGCTAGAAACTTTTTAGAGGAAACTAAGAGTAAATATTACGATGAGATCAAGTTGAGACCAGGCGTAACTCAAGACCAACAAAAAGCTACTGACTTTTTTAACCGATATAACGAAGAGCAGAAAGCTGGTAAAGCAAAACACTCGGAATTTTTAAAACGTACTAATGAACTGCTAACTGACGATTTCAAAGGTTTTGATTTCAACGTTGGTGAAAGTAAGTTTAGGTACAGTGTAAAAAATCCACAAAAGGTAGCAGAAGCACAGTCTGATATTTCTAACTTCATTGGGACGTTCCTAAATGACAAAGGAGAAGTTAAAGACACTAAAGGTTACCACAAAGCTTTATATGCTGCTAGAAACGCTGATACGATAGCGCAACATTTTTATGAGCAAGGCAAAGCCGACGCTGTTAGAGATGTTATGGTTAAATCAAAAAACATTTCAACAGAACCTAGAAAAACTAGTGGTGGTGATGTGTTTATTAATGGTTTAAAGGTTAAAGCTATTTCTGGTGCTGATTCTTCAAAATTAAAGATAAAAACAAGAAAATTTAACTAACAAAATTAAACAAAATGAGTTTAACTCCACAATTTGGTTCATTGAAACCATCTCAAAAACAAGAGATTTTAGATAGCAATTATCTAAAGTTTAACGACGGTGCTGCTGGAACAGACACTTTCGCACAACAATACTTACCAGAGATCTACGAACAAGAAGTAGAGCGTTACGGAAACAGAACATTATCTGGATTCTTAAGAATGGTAGGAGCAGAAATGCCAATGACTTCTGATCAAGTAATTTGGTCTGAGCAAAATAGATTACATATTTCTTATGAAGCGTGTACTAACGACCAAACAAACACAATTACAATACCTGTAGATTTAACACCAGCAGATCCTAAGGATTATGTTGCTAATGTTGTATCTCCTGGGGCTACTATCGTAGCTATAGATGCTTTAGGTGCTGAATTAAAAGCTGTTGTAACTGGTTCTAACTTAACTACAGGTGCTTTAACAGTAGCTCCTTACAACGCTACAACTACAGCTGCTTTAGCAACTACAGGCGTAAAAGTATTTGTATTTGGATCTGAATACGGAAAAGGTTCAGTTACTCCTAACTCTACTGTTAATGCAGGAGCTGCTGACGGGTATGTATCTGTTGATCCTTCTTTCACACAATTCTCTAACTCACCAATCATTATCAGAAATAAATACGTTGTAAACGGATCTGATATGGCTCAAATCGGTTGGGTAGAAGTTGCTACTGAAGACGGAACATCTGGATATTTATGGTACTTAAAAGCTGAATCTGAAACAAGATTACGTTTTGAAGACTACTTAGAAATGTCTGTAGTTGAAGGAGAAAAAGCTGGTGTAGCTGGAGCGGGATCTGCTGCTGCTGCTGGGTATAAAGGTACTCAAGGTTTATTCGCTGCTATCGAAGATAGAGGTAATGTAAATGTAGGATTTACTGCTGCTGCGGGTCTTGATACTTTTGATGACATCTTGAAAAACCTAGATACTCAAGGAGCTATTGAAGAGAACATGTTATTCTTACAAAGACAAACGTCTTTAGATTTTGACGATATGTTAGCTGCAATATCTGGAGGTGCTCAAGGTGGTACTGCTTATGGATTATTTGAAAACTCTGAAGAAATGGCATTGAACTTAGGTTTCTCTGGATTCAGAAGAGGTTCTTATGATTTCTATAAGACTGACTGGAAATACTTAAACGACGCTTCTACACGTGGTGGTATGACTGGACCTTCTTCAATCGAAGGTGTATTAGTACCAGCTGGAACTTCTACAGTTTATGACCAAGTATTAGGTACAAACATCAGACGTCCTTTCTTACACGTAAGATATAGAGCTTCTCAAGCAAATGACAGAAGAATGAAGCAATGGGTAACTGGTTCTGCCGGTGGTGCTGCTACATCTGATCTAGACGCTATGGAAGTAAACTTCTTATCTGAAAGATGTTTATGTGTACAAGGTGCTAACAACTTTGTATTATTCAAAGGAGTGTAATCACTAACAAATGTAATTCTTACCCTCGTTGAACTGACGGGGGTAATTATTACTCTTATAAATTATTTAATTATATTATATTATGGCTGCAAAAAAAGCACCAGCAAAGAAAGTTGAGGTTGCTCCTCAGCAAGAAGTAGTAGTTAAAGCTGCTCCAAAAGTACAAAAACCAGCTAAACCAAGCTGGGAAATAAAAGATAGAACATATATATTAACTTCTAATAGATCACCAGTAACATTTACAATACCTAGTAAACATACTTCTAAACATGCTTTACTATTTTTTGATAAAGAAGCTCGTGAACAAAAAGAAATAAGATATGCAACAAACCAATCTTCACCATTTGTAAAAGAACAACAAGGGGAAGCTACTTTAGGTCACATTATATTTAAAGACGGTTCGTTATTTGTTCCAAAAGAAAAACAAAATCTTCAAAAAGTACTATCTTTATATCACCCTTTAAAAAATAAGTTATATAAAGAGCTTGATCAGGTTGAAATAGCAGAAGATGAATTAGATATATTAGAACTACAGATTGATGCTTTAAATGCTGCTAGAGGTATGGATATAGATCATGCTGAAGCAATACTAAGAGTTGAGATAGGATCTAAGGTATCTAAGATGAGTTCTAAGGAGCTTAAAAGAGATTTGATGTTATTCGCTAAGATGAGTCCAGGTTTATTCCTAGATTTAGCTAATGATGAAAATGTACAATTAAGGAATTTTGCAATACAAGCTGCTGAAGCTAATATCATAAAATTATCAGATGATCAAAGATATTTTACTTGGGCTAGTAATGGTAGGAAACTAATGGAGGTTCCTTTTGATGAAAATCCATATTCAGCATTTGCATACTTCTTAAAAACAGATGAAGGTGTTGAGATATACAAATCTATAGATAAAAAGATTAATTAATATGTAATAATATAGAGGGTAGTGTAATGCTACCCTTTGTATTATAATTCAAACAAATATGGCTATAAATGTAAATACAGTTTATCAAACAGTTCTGTCTATACTTAATAAAGAACAGAGAGGGTTTTTAACACCGTCAGAATTTAATAAGTTAGGTACACAGGTACAGTTAGATATATTTGAGAAATACTTTGAAGATTTAAATCAACAATTAAGAGTTCCTCAAGCAGATGCTGACTACTCTGACAGAGTTATGAATCTTGATGAAAAATTAGCTATATTTAAAACATTTGGCACGGCTATATACAATAACTCTTCTAACCCTAAACTAAAATCATTTTCATTACCTACTCAAGATGACTACGGGAATAATGTAGACTTCTATAGGTTGGGAGCTGTAACATACAAAGATGGCAAGGGTGACATAACAGAACTACAAAGACTTTCAAGAACAGAATTCTACAACATAGAAAGATCTCAACTTACTAAAGCAACAAAAAGATTTCCTACTTATTTATATGAAAACAAGGGTAATGTAAATATACCTGGTCAACCAATAAATAGTAATATTCAGAATATCATGTATATCAACCCAGTTAGTATCACTGATGGAGTTGAAGTTGATTACATAAGAAAACCTATAAACCCTATATGGGGATTTACTACAGGTTCTAGAGGTCAATATATATATAACAGTAATTACTATGATTCCTCTGACGGGACTGGTTCTATAGACTTTGAGTTGCACGAGTCAGAACAAGTTAATGTTATATTAAGAATATTAGCATATGCCGGTATAATAATAAGAGATCCTCAAATTGTGCAAGCAGCTACTAGTGAGGTACAACAAAACGAAATAAATCAAAAAAGCTAATAAGATATGCCTTTACCAAATGGTGGTTTAATAACCGAAAACAATAGACAATATTACGAAGGCGCACAAAGTTTTGCAGGTGATGCAGGTGGTACTTCAGGACAAAGCTTTACTACTACTTTCGACACTGATTTAGTATTTTACTCTACCGTCACTACAGATCCTCAATATGATTTAAACAACTTTAAAGTATATGTAAGCCCAACCGGTATCAGTGGTAGCTTCACGGAAGTTACAAACTACACCGTGTCAGTGAATACTGTTACTATAGGTGTAAACATACCTGCAAATGCAGTTGTGGTTGTTCAATTAAAAAAGTTAGATGGAGGTGTTTATGGTAATACGCCTTCTGAAAAAGCTTATGGAAACACCACTGAAGATAATTATGGGTCTTATGCTTATATAAAACTTAATGACGTAATAAATAATTTCATAGTTGCATATGTTGGTAGCGGTAAATTGATACCAAGTTGCAAGAGAACAGACATTATATTTCACGCTAAAAGAGCTATGCAAGAGTTTAGCTATGATACATTAAGAAGTATAAACTCTCAGGAATTAACAATACCTAATAGTTTAAGTATTATAATACCTCAAGATTATGTAAACTATGTTAGCATGTCATGGTACGATAGTCAAGGTATCGCTCATAAAATATACCCAACAAAACTAACCACAAACCCATATCAAACACCTGTACAAGATAGCGAGGGTCAACCAACTCAAGATGCTAATAGCAACAACATAGAGGGTACTTCAGTCGTAGAGGAAAGATGGAAAACAAACTTTTACAAAAACGATCGATCGACCAACGTTGACGATGTTCTTGCAAATGGTCCTTATGGAGGTGCTTTTGGTTATGGTTACGGAGGCGCTTATGGATTAGATCCTCAGTACGCAAACGCTAATGGTTGGTTTACTATAAATGACAGAGAAGGTAAATTTTCTTTCTCTTCTAACTTAGTTGATAAACTAATAGTATTAGAATACATATCTGATGGTTTGTCTTCTAGTTTAGATACTAGAGTACCTAAGATGATTGAAGAAGCTATGTACGCTTATATATCACATGCTGTAATTTCTACTAGAATAAATCAACCAGAGTATATTATACAAAGACTCAAGAAAGAAAAGTCTGCAAAACTTAGAAATGCAAAGATAAGATTATCTAATATAAAGCTTGATGAAATAGTTCAAACAATGAGAGGTAAATCTAAATGGTTAAAACATTAAAATTAAATGGCTAGTTTTAAAAATATTTTCATAAAGTCCAAGATGAATAAAGATCTTGACGATCGATTATTACCTCAAGGAGAATATAGAAACGCAATAAACGTACAAGTTAGTAAATCAGAATCTGAAGACGTTGGTGCATTAGAAAACGTATTAGGTAATGAAATGGTGTTTGATTTTCAATCAGTTACTAAATCTGAAGAAGATGATCTGATATGTGTTGGATATTTAGTTTCTGAAGTAGATTCTAGCATATTTTTATTTCTGACCGACAATACAGTTGCTAAAAACCCTTATGGTGCATATGAACCTCTAGCTCAAAATTATATAGTTAAATTAATAATATCACCAAACACATCTATACAAAGCACTGTATTAGTACAAGGACCTTTTCTGAATTTTTATGAAGATAATCCTATACATGGTGTAAATTTGCTAGAAGATCTTTTATTCTGGACTGATAATAGAAATCAACCTAGAAAAATAAGGGTTAGCGCTGCAGCTGATGATAGTGATTATTACAACGTAGAAGATACAATATCTGTGGCAAAATATATGCCCTACAGTGCGCCTGTGCTTTGGCAAGAAATAACAGCAGATATGGCAGCTGATAATCCAAATTTATCACCAGCTATTGGTAGTTACGAGACAACTATGAAAGATGTTGTTAGTCAGGATTTACCAGATGGCAGTACAGGTAATCCATATTACAACACTAGCTATCAAGGTGATCCTGATTACTTAGAGGATAAATTTGTTAGGTTTAGTTATAGATTTAAGTTTGATGACGGTGAATATTCTGTATTTGCACCGTTTACACAAGAGTGCTTTATACCTAAACAAGACGGTTATTTTCTATACACGAATGATGATGATAATGATATGTCGGCGGCTTATAGAAGCACTGTCGTTGATTTCATGGAGAACAAAGTAAATCAAATCGATCTATTGATAGATTTACCTAAATTAGGTGATCCAAATTATTTAACAACTTTACAAAATGTAACTAGCCATTTTAAGATAGTAGAGATAGATATATTATATAAAGAGTCAGATGGTTTAGCTGTATCAGTTGTAGATACTATAACACCTGCTCAAATAGCAAGTCAATTTGACGCATCAAATCCTTCAAACACATATAAGTACACATACTCTGGAACTAAGCCTTTTAGAACACTTCCAGAAGATCAATTAATTAGAGTGTATGATAAAGTTCCTGTAAAAGCTCTAGGTCAAGAGATAATAAGCAATAGGATCGTATATAGTAACTTTCAAACAAAGCATACACCACCAACTATAAACTATAATGTTGGTGCGGGGGCTAAAAAAAGCTTTGATGTAACTACTAGTCCTAATAACCCAACTTCTTGGAACACAAATATAATAGAATATCCAAATAGTACTTTAAAACAAAATAGAAACTATCAAGCTGGTTTTGTTTTTTCTGATAGGTTTAGTAGAACTACGTCAACTGTATTGTCAAACTCAAGTGATACCTCAGCGTCAAGCTTGAGCGCTACTCAGTTGTCAACGGTTTATTCTGGTTATAATCCATCGGGTGTAGATATAGGTTTATGGCCGGGTGATTCTTTATTTGTTGATGTACAAGAGCCAATACAGACGGTACCTGTTGGTTTAAATCTTTATCCAGGTGTGTATAACGGAGATCCTAGCGATGCTAATTATAATCCTTTAGGTTTTTATACTTGGAAAGTTGTTGTAAAACAACAAGAGCAAGATTACTATAACGTATATCTTCCAGGGGCAATAACATCATATCCAATTACAACTGATTTAGAGGTTGGTGTAACCTCACATATAACATTATTAAACGACAATATAAATAAAATACCTAGAGATTTATCTGAAGTAGGACCTGATCAAAAACAATTTAGAAGTTCCGTTAGGTTGTTTGGTAGAGTTGAAAACACTTTAGGTGTAGCAAATGGAACTGGAACACCACCAATAATATCAACTAATTTTGGAGTTGTTAATAAACAATATTTCCCATCAAGGTTTGCTGATACAGTTTCTACAGTGTCTAACATGTTTGATATGTTTAATATCGATTCAGGTACTAGTTACAATAACGACTATGATGCAGCTTTTTACGAAGCGGAATCAAATCCTTTGATCGGTAGAGTCAGTACGTCAGATAGATTTGGTCAAATAGACCCTAGTCCAAATACCTATAATATACAAAATTTAGCTGTTTATGAAACAGAGCCAATAGAATCTAGACTAGATATATACTGGGAAACTAGTAGCTCAGGCACAATAAGCGATTTAAACGATCAAATAGATGCTGATGGAAACCAAACTATATTTAATATAGCAAATCTTGATTGGTACGTAAACGAATACTTTGGTGTATATAGTGGAAATCCCTCTAGTCCAGAACCTGGCGGCACTACAGATCAACCACTACCAGCTAACGGTCTTCTTGGTAGATTTAGATCAGTTGTAACAGGTCAATTTCAATTTGAAGACTCTGTAACAAACCCAATACAGACTATAATAGACGCGTCTTTCACTGTAACTGATGTTCCAAATGGAATAGATCGAACATCTGATTTTGAATTAATAAAGATTCAAGGCACTAGCAATGGAGGAACAGGTAGTTACACTGATTATCAAGGAAATTCAACACCTGCTTTAGCAGATGACTCTTTTATAATAGTAAATAAAGTATATAGAGAATATACCACAGCTAATGCGAATCAAATGAATTTCGTTGTTACAATAAGTGGTAGAGATGGTAGTGTGACAGACGCGCCTCTATACACTCAAACTTTTACATCATCACCAACGCAAGGCGAGACTGAAGTAGACAACTTACCTACAATAATAGTCGGAGGTGAAACATTTAATAGTGTTGATATTTGGGGACGACGTCAATTACCTGTTATTAATTATGAAAAAGTATGTCCACCTGCACAGCTTCAAGTACCTCTTTCAACAGATTGGCAAATTAAGTTTTATGGATCTAATGGAGCTAATAGGAATCCAGATGACAATCAAAACGGTCTTGTTTGGAATATAGCTACCGGTGATCAAACACAAAACGGTCAAGTGGTTAATGTTTTTGAGTTTGATACTGATCCTAGTAATATTGGTATATTAAAAGTAATAGATCCTATTGGTAATCCTGCTAATGGTGAATACAATATAACAGTTACTTTAACAGGTCTTGATGGCACATCTGACAATTGTAACTTTAATTTAACCGTAGGTGAGGAATTAGCTGATGGTAGTTTTAGTGTTAAAAATAGATTAGATCTAGATGTAAACTATGCTTATATATTAAGTGCACATGACTCAACAACTAATCCTTTTAGTCAATTAACTTCAGGGCCAGGCAACTCATTTACCGAAATGTACCCAGCACCACAAAATATTCCTGATACTAATTTAGTAGGAATAAGCGCGCCAGATAGCACTACTTGTGGTCAACCAGGTGGTCAGCCGTATAATTATCTTGAAAGAAATCAAATACCTTCTGGAGCAAACACTAGTTTAGCAGGTCCTTTAACCAAGGGTACAGCTTATATTAGTTTGCAAGGCGCGATGCAGGCTTTTACTCCTAGTTATATAAGTAATATTGATAATCACAATGACATTTCTTGGGTTATAGAATATAGACCTACTGCTTCAGATCAATGGGAGGCAGCTATAGATATAGAAGGTAATGTTTTATCTTTCAATAGTGAGGTTAGTAACTCTAGTAATAGTCCACAGATAAGCAATAACACTGCTACTAAGGCAACATATCCTATATCTAGTTCAAACACAAAGACTAATATTCAGTTTGGATCATCTGATGGAGATGTACCAGGTAATTCATATGCTAACTGGTTTAGAACATCTGCTTGGAATAGATCTGGGTCTAGTTATACATTTGGTAATGGTAAACATGGTAAATGGGCTGTAGTGGGTAAAAGTCCTTATGGTACCGCTTACGATAAATTTGGTGAATACAGAGTGGTTATACAAAGAATAGGTGGAAAACAGGCTGATTGTCAGTCATGTGAAGCTCCTATTGGGAGTGGTAATACTAGTCAGATAAACTACGCAGGAGCTACAGCTATTTTAGATACTGGAGATTTTTACTATGACTTAGGCGATAAAACAGCTTTTGGTTATAGGATAAAAGATGAATTATTTGAGAATAACTCTACTGGTATAATATCTGCTAAGAACAACACAAGTTACGACCGCACGGTTTTTGCTAGAGAGGGAATACATAGGTATGTCACTAAGTTCTACACAGATGCAACGCTTCAAACAGAGTTTACTGGATATATAAATAACGGAAACTCTAATAAAACAATACTTTCTTACGCCGCTGTTGGCTCAGCTGGTACAGATGTATCAGGTACTCCTTACACTACTCCATACAGCAATGGTCCAAGTATTACACAGGGCTTAGCTTTAGCGGCTGAAGGAGCTAATTTTGGTACTAGCACTAATTACTCAACGTTGAGTCAAGAGAATAGAAATTGGATTTGTGAAATGGATGTAAACACTAACACAAAAGTAATAGCAACGGCACAAAGAGCTAATACGTAGGTGGTAAAACACTTATAAACATGTAATATAATACTATGGCACTAATAGAAGTAAAATACTATAACTCATTCACTTTAAGAAAAAGTGTAGACTCAGCTAGCGATATGAAATGGTTTGGCTCTAGAGGTATACCTCAATCTATAGGTGGTTGGTATCAAACTGGTAATGTTCCAGAAGATGATAATGATCTTAACTGGGCTATTGAAGAGTCTAGAATTAGAGGTGGTTATAATAATACTTCTACTTCTTTAGGTGCTAAAGCTTACTTAGTTGAAGATGAACCTAATGGTAGTATTAGAGGTAATGCTATGATATATTCTGGTATATATAATTCTAGAACAGGTATAAATCAAACAAATCAATTCTCTGTAGGTGAAGAAATAACTAAAGCAACTGATCCGGCTGATGGTAGCATACAAAAGTTACATGCTGAAGACTCTAATTTAATTATATTATCAGAGAAGAAAGTTAGTAGAGCACTTATAGACAAAGATGCTATATACACAGCTGAAGGAGGTGGAGTATCTGTAAACCAACTAAACCTTGTTATTGGACAAATAATACCTTACGCTGGGAACTTTGGAATAAGCACTAACCCAGAAAGCTTTGCTGTTTATGGATATAGAAAATATTTTGTAGATAAAAATAGAGGAGCTGTTTTAAGGTTATCTAGAGATGGTATAACTGAGATATCAAACTATGGTATGATTGATTGGTTTAGAGACAATTTAAGTATTGTAGATTCATCTAGTTTTGGACCGGGTAAAATAATAGGTGGTTGGGATATATACACTAAACAGTATACTCTATCGCTACAGCCAAGCACGCCTATAAATTCTAGACCAGGTCCTGGTTACTATGACTATACCACACTTCAATTTGATGAAGCTGTTTTAGGTTGGCCTTCTTTTTATACATTTAAACCTAGGTTTACTTTTAGCTTAGCAAACAGAATGTATAGCATAGGTGGATATGATAGTGCTGGATGGAATAAATTATATGTCCATAATAGCACGAATGTTGATAGAGCTGAATTTTACAGTGAATCTAATAAATCAAAAATTACTTTTGTAGTAAACCCAGATATAAGTACTAGTAAAGTCTTCAAAACTATAAACTACGAAGGTAGTAATGGTTGGGAAGTTTCAGAGTATATTTCAGATGTTACTGGTGTTGACAGTTTTGAATTAGATAGTGGCGGAAATCCTATATGGATTTTACCACCTAGTTTAAGAGATACTACCAATCCAATAAATAGTTATTATGAAGGTGAGTATATAATAAACCCTATACAATCAAGTCCTACGTATAACGAACCTGTTTATAGACCAGACTACGTTAGTACTTTCGCATCTAACAATCCACCTTATAATAAAGAATATGCTGGCTTTGTTAGAAAAGAAAATAAATACTACGCTAATCTAGTTAATAACAGCGAAGGTCAAACAATGCCTGGAGAAGTTATATTTGGAGAAGATATGACAGGTATAAAAGGTTACTATTGTACTGTAACTTTACAAAACGATAATAGTACTAATCCTGGTGGAGCTAAAGAGCTTTTTGCTGTAAACTCTACTTTTGTTGTTAGTAGCTAAACAATTAAATTAAATGCAATTAAATATTAGAAAATTAAAAGAGAGCGACTGGGAAACCTTATGTTCTTGGTGGGATGAATGGCCTGAATGGCAAAGTCCACCTAGAGATTTTTTACCTGATAATGGTAAGGGAGGTTTGATGGTTGAAAAAGACGTGCCTATTGTGGCAGGTTTCATATATTACACTAACTCTAAGGGAGCTTTATTGGAATGGGTTGTATCTAATCCAGATTACAAAGAAGCTGACAGAAAACACGCTATAGCGCTTTTAATAAATGCAGCTGAAGAAGTTTGTAAAAGTAACGGTGTGAAGTACATGTTCTCTATAGGTAGAAATGAATCATTAATAAATATACACGAAGAGCTTGGTTGGAATGTAGACGACAAGTCTTCTAAAGAATTAGTAAAAAAAATATAAATTATGGGTGTAGTAACAGCAATGGCCGTAGGAGCAGCAGCGAGTTTAGCAGGTGGCGCTATAGCTGGCGGAGCGGCTGGTAAAGCGGCCAAAAGAGCTAGGGCAGATAAGCAGAGGGCTGAGGCTGAATTAGAATCTATAAAAAATTCTAGGGAAGAAATAACAAATCCTTACGCTTCTACACAAGATCTTAGTGGTTTAGCATCTGATTTAAGTGGGCAATTGTCAAATCCTTTTGATGACTTAGGTGTAGCAACTAAGGCGGCTGAAATACAGATAGAGCAGGCTGACATATCTCTAGCTAACACTCTAGATACTATAAGAGCTACTGGAGCAAGCGCTGGTGGTGCAACTGCTTTAGCTCAAGCGGCTCTGCAGAGTAAGCAAGGTGTTGCTGCTAGTATAGAACAGCAAGAAGCTCAAAACGAAAAATTAAGAGCTCAAGGAGAACAAAACTTGATGAATGCAAAAATCTCTGAACAACAGAGGTTACAGAGTATTGCTATATCTGAAGGGCAGAGAGTACAAGCAGCTGATGCCGCTGGTCAACAGTTTATGTTCCAAGCTGGTGAAAATAGAATAAACATGGATCTTGATAGAGCATCTGGTCAAATATCACAAGCTCAAGCTCAAGAGGCTTCTGCTAATCAAGCTAAAGCGCAAGCATGGAGTGGCGCCATAAGCGGCGTTGGTAATATAATTAGCGCAGGTGTTACTGCTGCTGGTAATAGCTATGATCCAGCAACAGGTAAAACAATTTTTTCAAAAAGGGATTAGATTATGAGTTATAGAAACCCACAGATAATAGTAGATAGATCAGCTGAGATATGGGCTCAAGGTGTTGGTAAAATAGGTGAAACTGTTAGTGCTGGTATAACAGACTATTATAAAGCCAAGAAAATTGCTGAAGAAAAGCAGAATAAAATAGATGAAGCTAATAATAGATTCTTAGTAAATACAGAGTTACAGTACGATAAAGAAATATTGAAATCTGTATCAGGTGTAAAAGATGATAGGGTTAGATCAGAACTCACTAAAATATTCCAAGATAAAAGCGCTGCAGCTATGGCAGCTTCAGCAGAATTAGGTATAAATACTAATTTAAGTAAACAGCAAAGGCAAGAGTATAGAAAATCTATTACTGATTTTCAGTCTTACATGATCAACACTAAAAATCAAATAAACAATATATCTACTGGAGCTCAAGAGTTTAATGAAGCTACTATAGACCAAATAGTAAGTGGCCACGCACCTGCTAGTGGTGATGAAGTTTCCAACCTAATAGGCGTAGTAGCTATTAGTGGTAGAAAAACACCAGGTATTGAAAGTGAGGTAAGCGTAATTGCTAATGATAACAACTCAAATATACTAACAGTAAACTCACGAATAAAAGTTGGTAGTGAGGTGTATAATAGGTTTAAAGAATCTGGTCAACTAGATGAATATGAAGAATCTGACGGCTATGTTAATGTAAAATTTGAGCGTGATCTATCTAAATGGGATGGTACATTTTTTCAACCTATAATGAGCTTTAGTGATAGAAATAAAAGATTTCAACAAGTTGGTATAGTTGATGAGAAAGACAATCTTACCAAAGATTTTGTGTTTCAAAACATAACTACAAGAACTGCAGGTGGTTTTCAGTATAGAGAGCAGGTTATTGATGAGCAATCATTAAGAAGTAATGTTGCTTATATGGACCTATTAAAAGCTAACGCAAAAGGGTTAATGTCTCAAGATATTAAACAACAAAAACAGTTTATTACTGGTAGATTAAAATGGACAAGTGATACAGCAAAAGCTTATGAAAACGCTACTATGAAGCAAAGAGAAGCTTTTTTAATAGATGAAGTCACGCGAAAAGATCTTGAAGCTATGGGTGAGTCTAGAGAAGTTACGGATGAAGATGTAAAAAATATACCTGGTCTTAAAAAGTATATTGAAAAAGACGGTGAAAAAATACCAAACAGAATATACACCAAAAACATACCTCCAGCTGTAAAAGTTAAAAAACAACAAGAAGGTAATAAATCAGAGGCACCTATTATAGCTAAAAACTATATAGACTCTTTTCTTAAAGATCCGGTCAGCTTCTTGAAATCTAGATTTTCTGTAGGAGAAGAAGGTAGTTTTTATAAAGAAATGTCATTTAAAGATGGGTTAATAACAGTTAGACCACCAGATAAAGAGTTTAAAGTTGGAAAAGGAGATGATGCCATCATAGAGTTAGAAGAGCAAGAAGAGAAGTCTTTTCCTATAAATAGTTCACAAGGTAAAAGATTACTTAGAGACTTAATAAAAGGTGAAGTCGGCGGTGATAAAGAGAGTAGAGAAATAATGAGAATTATAGACAAAACTTTTCCAAAAGGCTCTAAAAATAGTTTTACAGAAGGGTTAAAAAACAGTACGCCTCTTTCTCCAGAGCAAAGTAAAAAAGATTTTGAAGATTTTGTAAAAAAACAGAGTAGAGATGGTGGTCGTAAAGCTAATCAAGACTTTAACATATAAAATTAAATAAAATATGCCAGTAAAAAGATATGAAGTTGACGGTAATCCTTATGATGTATCTGATGCCAAAGAACAAGAATTTTTAAATAAATTCAGTAATGCTGTTTTTATAGGCGTTTTAGATGAAGAAGGTGTAGTTGTAGAGCAAGAAATTAAAGACGAGACACAGGATTTTCCAATAAGCGCTGCAGCGGATGCGGATGTAGTGCAGCCAATGACAGCATCACAAGCGGGCGTTACGGAGTTACCTTCGGAAGATACTTCTTCGGAATTACCAGAAGCTAAGGAGCTTGAAGAAGAAGAAACAGTACTAGATAAAATACTAGAATCTGAGGCTATTAAGAAGTTCAAAGCAAACACCTTTAGAGCTGGATCAAACATAGCGCAAATACCAGCTTTTGTCAACAGATTAAAAATGACCGCGCTTATTGGTATAGCTGGATCTGCTTTTGAAGAAGATATAAAAAAGTTTCAAGAATCAGACAGTAAAACACAAGACGCGGTAGCTCAAGCTTTAGGAGCTTTTTCAGGTGCCAACGACATTGGTTCAGCTGGTGTTAAAGGATTGGAAGCTGCAAATCAGCTAAAAAATGATGCTAAAAAAATAGAAAAAACACTTACACAATACGACACTACAATAGGACAAGACCTTTTAGAGTTAGACTTTTCTCAAGCTATTTCTCGTACTTTTAACGAGGTTGTTGGTACAATACCATCTATAGCTCAAGCAATGATACCTTACGTAGGTATATCTTCTATTGTAGCCGGCTCAGCAGCTGATTATTCTACAGAAGCATTAGCTGAAGGTAAAAAGCTAGATGCAGCTAACATGGCGGCATCTACTTTGACAGGTTTTTCAGAGGGTTTATTGGAGATTGCTACTAAAAGAATAGGTAAAGGTCTATTTAGAAATTTAATTGGAAAAAGTAGAGATGTTATAGAAAAAACCTTAAAAGATGCTACATTGCAAGTTGTTAAAGAAGCTGGAAAAGAAGGTTTTTCCGAAGCAACTACTGAGGTATTAAATAGAAACATCGATGCTATTTACTACAATAAAGGAGATGAGTTTGATAATTTTTGGCCAGAACTTGCTGATATTTTTATTATAGGTGTAGCAACTGGTGGTAGTATGTCTGGAACTGGAGCCTTAGGTGTAGCTGGTAGATCTATAAATAGAGCTGTTCAGGTTAATTCTGTAAACAAGACATTAGAGCAGAATAATTCTAAATCTGTTTTAAATGAGTTTGAATTAAACCCTTCTAGCGATAAATCTATAAATATAGCTAAAAACAAATACAGTGGTAATATTTTAGATATAGAGCTTAGAAAAAAAGTATCTGACGGAGATATTAGTACTGAAGAGTCTAATTCTATTAAGCAAAAGTTTAATATAACTCAAAAAAATGTCAAAATAGCTGATGATTTAAATATAACAGAAAGCTTATTTAAAGAAACTGTAGATTTATTAAATGAAAGACAAGATGTTGCTTCTGAAATAGCAAAAGCAGGTGATAATAAATCCTTAGTAGAGACTCAAGATCAGAGGTTAAAAGAAATAGATGCCAGGTTGTCAAACATAAGTGCTGAGAACAAATTAAAAATAACTACAGAGAAGGTAACTGACATAGTTAAAGGCATTGAGTCTATAAATATAGAGATAGCAAAAGATCAAGAACAAGCTGATAAAATAGCTAAAGATAAAGACCTGCAGAAGAAAGCATCGACAGAGCAAGGTTATATACTACAAGATCCTAAGACTGGTGAGCAGACTATAGTTATAAACGAAGAAATAGCTAAAAAAGAATTTGCTGTAAATGTAGCAGCTCACGAGCTTTTACACGGTGTTTTATTTAAAACTATAGTAGATAGTCCAGATACAGCTGTTAATTTAGGTAATGCTCTCAAGTTAGAACTAAATAATATAGATGCTGGTAAAATAAAAGATAGCGACTTTAAGAAACGTTTAGAACTATACAAGCAAGATCCTGATGCTATAGTTGGAGAAGAAACATTAACTTTATTTTCCGATGCTATTGCTACTGGTGATTTAGTTTTTGAAGAAAACTTATTTACTAAAATAGGTGATACTATAAGAAGAGTGTTGCAGAAAGCCGGTCTTACTGGTATTAAATTTAATAACGGTAGAGATGTTTATAATTTTATAAAAGACTATAACAAGAGCATAGAAAAAGGTAAACTAACTAAAGCTCAGACTAAAGCAGTAACTAAAGGTGTAGAGGGTGAGCTAGTTGCGCCAAAAGTAAAAACTACTGACGAAGCGATAGTAAAAGAGGCTAAATCTGAAGAAGCTTCTCAAGAGGTACAAAGAATATATGATGAACAAGGTGTTGCCGGTGCTTTTGATATACTAGAAAAGTTTAAACCAATAACAAACAAAATAGTAGAGCGTAGAAGAGATGCTCCAAATTTTGATAAACAGTTATTAACTGACGAAATAGAAACAGGTAAACGTGGTATATTTGATCTTATAAAAGAATATAAGCCAGAATCTGGAGTGCCATTAGCTGCTTATATAAATAAATTCTTACCTGCTAGAGCAATTGAAGCATCGAAAAGAGTATTAGGTGAAAAGTTTACAGATGATGTAACAGAGGCTAAGGGTGTAGCAGCTGAAGAAGTTGTAGTCGAGGCTAAAGACAAACCTGTTAAAAAGATAAGTCCTAAGAAGCTTAAAACATACACTGGTGTTGTAGCAAGTAACCTAGGAGTTAGTGGCTCAGAAGTTGCTAATACAATCGATAAAGCTATAGAAGCTGATCTTAAAGATAAACCAATTAAAACTTTTGGTGAGAGTAGAAACATCGGTACTAATTTAGCTAAAACTCTTGGTAAAGCTTTTGGTTTAAACCCTGAGGTATTTACTAAGAAGACTAGAAATATACAGAAAAAAGAACTTGATGGTTTAAGAAACTTAAGACAGTTCTTAGATAATAATGCTGCAAAAGATTTTTCTTTATTACCAGATGCTTATGCTGGCCCTAGTACTATAGAGGGTAAATCAACATTTATACCTAACAACATACTAAACGCTTTATATAGAAAAAACGATAAAGGTAAGTGGGAGAAAGATCCTACTAAAACTGTACAAGACTACAAAGATCTTTTAGGTAAAATAGATGGTAGCGTTTACAGAGCTGCTGAAGCTCAAACTATAAAGGGTCTAGCTGCAATGTCTTTTAGAAACTTAATAGTAGAAAAAGCTGCTGAAACAGCAGAGCCTAAGGCTAGAGTAGATATTAAAGCTGGTGCTAAGTTTAGTAAAGCAAAAGAGTTTAAAAAACTAACTAAAGGATTAAGTGATATACAAGTTGCTCAAGAAGTTTTAGCAATACAGAAAATATCAGAAGAATTAGGTATAGAACCTCGAGATGTATTATTAAATATAAACGATAATATATCTAAATATAAAAAACTTAGAGGTTTACTTAATATAAAAGAGGGTGGTAAAAAAAATATAACTTCAGTTGAAAACTCCGAGAAGTTAAAATCTACGTATAAATTTTTTATTAAAGATCTAATACCAAAAGGAAAAACATTTGACGATTTACCTAAGTCTGTGCAGCAAGCTATTGTTGACTCTGTAGGATTTGGAGATACTAGAATAACTTTAGGTGGAAGACCTTTGACCTATAAAGAAGTAACTAATGGAGTAAAAGGTTATAGTAATTTACTTAAAAAAGTTTTTGGAGATGATGTTATTGTAGGTACTGGTTCTGATTACAGTAATAGTAGGGCTGTCTTTGCTCCGAGAAACTGGGGTGGTTTCAGAAGAAAAGTTGAAAACATTGTACTAAAGGAGGGTGTTACACCTAGCGAAGCTAAATTACAGGTTGAAAAACTATTATCAGCCGAAGGAAGCACTGTGGATGAAACTATAAAATCAAATAGAGAACTTTTAAACAGAGGCTATTCATCTTTAGTAAATTTTGTTATCAAAAATAAAAGCAAGGAATCTTTAGGGTTTGTCGCTGATGTTTTAGAGTCTCAAGTTAATAGAGCTACCGGTTTATTTAAAGGGATGGTCCCTATGACAAGTTTTAGTATGAAGCCTGAAAGAGGTGACACTAAAAACCAAAATAAGCTAATGCATAATGAGCATTTAATTGAACTTTTTAACGCTAACAAGGACTTTTTAATTACACTTAATAAGTTTATTAATGGTAAAATATCGGAAAGCGTTTTAAGAAAAACAGTAAAGCAAAACGTTGATAAGTTGCAGCAGGCGGTAATATCAGAAAGAATGAGAGTTCAAAAAGATGCTAGTGGTGCTTCTGTTAGAGATTTTGTAGATCCTATAACATTCTTAGGTAAAGATGCTGTTAACCAAATACCTATAGGTACTTATAAATTAGATATAGGTAAAGATTTTACTGGCATAAATATGGCTGAGTTTATAGCTCAAAACTTAAACTCTAGTCAAATTCAAAAAATAGGTAGTGTTAGTAGAAATAAACTTAGTGCTGAAGGCATTATGGTTAGAAATATACTTGAAAATTATAGAGATTACGTAAAAACAAAAAATACAAACAATAACAAGGCACCTAACAGTTTAAAGTTCTCTAAAGTATCTAACAAAAACACTAATCAAAACATATTAAACAACTTAGGTAATATAGACAAAGCATTATCTATAGCTAGAAATGCTGATGCTCCAGTTAAAAAGATTAGAGTATTTGACTTTGATGATACATTAGCTACTACTAAAAGCAATGTGTTGTATACAATGCCTGATGGTAAAACTGGATCTTTAACAGCTACTGAGTTCGCTAAAAAGGCTGGTGAAATGGAGGCACAAGGTGCTGAGTGGGATTTTTCAGAGTTTAGTAAAGTTATGAAAGGTGCTAAAGGACCTTTACTTGA